GGGGTCGTCCGTAGCCACGACCGGGGTCGTGACCGGGACGGCAGGGGCCGCGGGCGCGACGGCAACCGCCGGAGCAGGAGTGGGATGGTTGCCCGGCGAGGGCGGCTGGTTGCCGGCCTGCGCGAGGATCAGGTTGCACTGGTGCTTCATGGTCGAGTCCTCGATATGGGCGAACACCGCCCTCTGGTGTGCTCCGCTGAGCGAAGCGAAGGCAGACGCGGTGACCGTCGTCTGGATGCGTTGGCGCAGCGACGCGGTGACATCGTTGCGGTCGGAAGTGGAGATCGCCTGCACGTAGGACAGAAGTGCGGCGGCGGCGGCCTCTTCGCTCGGCGCGGGCGATACGTTTGCCTCGATGATCTCGTCGGCAAGTCCCGCCGCGACCATCTGTTCCGCCGTGTACCAATGATCACGACGGTCCCTGAGCTGGGCCTCGATATCCGCTGGCGTCGTTGCGCGGGCGGTGTATCCGCTCAGCATCGACTCCGTCAGGGTGTCCAGCATGGCCGCGGCGTCGCGCAGGTCGTCTGCGAAACCCCAGCGGCCGCTCTGCGGGCCGTGCAGCATCATGGTGGCGTTACGGTGCACCTTGCGGGTCGCCCCCACTTGCGCGATCAAGCTGGCGATCGACGCTGCCACCCCATCGATGGTCACGGTGACAGTGGCCGGGTGTGCGGCCAGTGCGTTGAAGATGGCCAGGCCGTCGCTGACGACGCCACCATCGGAGTTGATGCGAACGTTGATGGTGGTGGCGGTCACCTGAGCGAGCTGCTCGACGATGCTGGCAGCCGTGATGCCGTCCGCCCAGAAGTAGTCGCCGATCGGGCCGTAGATCAGCAGGTCCACTTGCGTGGTGCTGACCGTGTTGAGAGCCAGCACCGAGCGGCCACGGGCATCCGGCGCGATTTGGTCCAGGCCAACGTTGTCGAGCGCGTAGATGGCGCCCAGGATGCAGGTGGCGAGCGCACGAGTCTTCATTGCGTGTTTTCCTGTTCGGTAGGTTCCGTCGGCAGCCGAGAACCGGGCGCACGGGCTTGCATCAGACCAGCGGCTGAGACCTGCCGCGGATCCGTGTCGAGCACGATTCCCAGGTCCTCAGCCCAGCGCCGTTCGATCGCAATCTGTTCGAGGGTGTCGTACATGCGGTCGCCGCGTTCGGCGATGACTCGCGACAAGGACTTCACGCCGCCTCGCACGGCCATCGTGATGCCTTCCATCTCGTGGACCGGGTTGATCCACGGCATGGGCGGCGGCAGGTAGTCCGCGCCGATGGCACTCGACAGGGTGACGCCACGAGGCAGCACGAGCTCCCCCGACACAACCGCCATGGCGATCAGGCGCTCGTATACCGGGCGCACCATCTGGGAAACGAACTCGTAGGCGAGCACGCCATAAGCGCCGTACTGCTCGACCAGCTCTTGCCGCTGGGCGCTGTAGGTGCCGTTGTAGTTCTTGGACAGCGAGGAGAACGAGATGCGCATCGGCGCGGCGATGGCGCGCAGCTGGCCGTTGCGATAGGGCTCCAGGTTAGGGTTCGGTCGCTTGCTGTCGATCGACTGGACCGATTCACCGGGCCGAAGATCGTCGAACACCATGCCGGGCTGGAAGCGCATCTTGCGCTTGCCGGCGCTCGCGAAGTTCTCCGCGTCGTACAGGGTGGGGTCACCCTTGATGATGACCGCCGCCATGCTGGCCGCGATCTTCGCCGCGATACGCTCGGACTCCTCGTAGTCCTTCAGGTCCTCGATGCGCGTGAAGGTCGAGGCGAGGATGGAGACACCTCGCACCTGGCCGATGCGATCGATGGTGCGAACGTGGCGGATCAGGTCCGCCGATACGCGCTTCGTCTCCGGCCGGAACACGGCTGCGTCGCCCGGATGCTGCTTGTACACATGGAAGGCCACCGCCCTGCCCCATGCGTTGCGCTCCACGCCCTGCAGGATGCGCCGTGCGCTGTCGTCCAGGTCCAGGGGAACGAGGTCGGGCTCCATCAGTTCGAGAGAGAACGGAACGGCTGAGCCGTGCTCGAGGAACGGCACGAAGCCGCGCAACTCCTGCGCGAAGGCCTCACCGTCGCGGAGCCACGTGCGGGCGAGCAGGCGCTGCACGCTCGCCCAGTCGTGCATCCACGTGACTTCGGGCCGCTTCGCCCATGCCTGATACAGGGGCATGATCTGGTCGACGACGGACTCGACCACGTTGCCGTCGGCATCGCGCGGGGTAGGCACGATGTTGATGCCGCTCGGTCCGATGATGTTCTGCACCAGGGTGGACAGGCCGCCGCTGATGATGTCGTGATTGCGATCGAGGTGACGCGCCTGATTCCGCAGCGCCGTACCCGTCAGGGAAACGATCGCGTTGCCACTGCCGGCCTCACGCGCCTGGCCTCGCAGATGGGTCGCTTCGGCCGCTTCATAGGCCTGCCGATAGGCGACCGCGCGGATGCGGTGCTGAGCGCGCGACGCCGCCCAACCGGGCGCCCACTGCAGGAGCGCGCGATCAAAAGCGGCTGCCATGCGCGAAAGCTGCGGCATGCGCTTGGCGACGTGCGCACTCAACGGCCACACCCACTGAAATCGGCGATGGCGACGCCGGCCGTTCCGCCCGCGGAAGCAACCTGCTCCGCATTTGCGCGGCGCATCCACTTGTCGAGCTCGGTGCTGATCCAGTTCGCATCGGCTCGGGTCAGCTGGCGCTCGCCCAACCGCACGGCCTGGCCGGACACGACCTTGCGGTATGCGTCCTGTAGCAGGGCAACTTGTTCGGTGGCGAAGCTCATGGGCGGCTAGGTTGCCCACCCGAGTGCGCACAATCTCGGGGAAACGTACGCACCCCTCGCGGAGGTCACACCTCGCTATCGAGGAGCCGGTAGACGGTCTGGCGGCTGATCCTGTGTTTGCGGCACAACGCCCGCATGGACATTGTCTTGAAGTCCGCGCGGATCTCATCCACCGGGTAGGTCACCGCCGACGGGATGTAGAGGTCCTGGGATGGGTACTCCTCGACCAGGTATGCCACAACCGCGTCGACGATGGCCTTGATCTGATCAGCATCCGTCCGCAGGCGGATCGCGGCGCCGATGGCGAGCTCGTCGGACAGCTGGTCGATACGGGCCTTGGCGCGGGCCGTGTTACGACTCATAGGCGGCTGCTCCAGCGGCCAGACCCGAAGGCATCTTCCTCCCGCGGTGTTTCACGGGAATCCCTGCGGGGAGGAGCCGACTGTGGGGGTGCGGCTGTTCCACGGGAATCATTTGCCGCGGAAGCGCTGCTGAAGAGATCCGGCGGCGGCTGGACGGCCCGCTCAAGCTGGAGCCAACGCTCCTCGGTGTACTTGTGCAGACCGAGCCCCATAGCGGCATGCAGGGCGTAGTTCCTGTTGTCCAACTGCTCGTTACGGGGCCTTCGCTTTATCCAGCGGTAGGCATCTCGCCCTTTGACCTTCGCCAGCACGCGCTGCTCAGCGGTCAGCTGCTCATAGAACTCGCGGGGAAGATCCTTGCTGAAATGGATGTACCCCGGACCCGGAACCTCAATGGAAAGCTGGCCCAGCAGCAGGTCCTTCGCGGCATCGACGCCAACGCGCCACAGCTTGATGCCTCGCGGGATCTTCTTGCCACGCCAGTTCACTTCCTGAAGGCTGCTGGGGCCCAGAATGTTCGTTGCCTCTGCGCCATCACCCTTGATCGCACGCAGCTGAGGCAGTAGGTGCTGGGCTTTGGCGACCCAGTTGTATACGGCCTGCGTCTGGTCAGAACTGTCGACGCTGGTGGCGCTAATGCCAAGACTGCCGCCATGCCATTCCTGCGGGTAGCGACGCTGCAGCTGCTCCAGGACCGCGTTCCACTCTTCGTCAACCGCGGCATTTCCTTCAATCACCACTACATCGATGACCCAGGACTCCATACCCCGGCCCCAGCCATACACGGTGATTTCCCAGCGGTTGCGCTGCACGTCGACGGCGGCCGTCAGCAGCAGGCATCCCTTCGGCACTGTGCATAGCGCGTAGTCCTCTGCCCGGGCCTGCAGGGCGTGCTCATCGCTGCGCTCGCCGGCCAGCTCCCAGGTTTCACCGAGAGTCTCGTTAACGAACAGCTGCATCGGCCCTGCATCGCCCTTCTCCAGGGCTACGAGCGCGTCTTCGAACTCCCTGACAATGTCGGACCACGAGCGCTGCGGGCTGTATGCGGTCCACACGTGCACGCCCAGCGTGCGCGGAGGATTGCAGGGTTGCCCGCTGCCGTCTCTCCAGATGCGGTCCGGGCCGTAGCGCTTGCCAGTGCGTTCGCAGATCCACGTGCCCGCCATTGGCGCGCCACCAGGCAGGTAGTCCGCCTGGGTGATGCACTCACGGCAATGCGGACAGACATGCCGGACAGTCTCTGGCCGGCCGCGTTCCCACTTGAAGCCGAAGGGCTTGTCCTTGCCACCCCACACCAGAGGATGCTCTGCACCACACCGCGGGCAGTCGATGTAGAAGCGGACCAGACCCTCGGCTTCGGCGACCGCATCCTCGATGTGGCAGAGGCCACGGAGCAAGGGGGTCGAGCCGCAAACCAGTTTCGGGTACGGCGCGCCTTCCAAGCGCCCCTTCGCCAAGCCGCGGGGCGGGCCCGATTTCTCGATGCTGCGATCGAACTTCGATATCTCATCCAGTCCCGCCCAAGCGACGGTGATACGGCGATAGGCGCGCGCGGCCTTGCCGCCCAACAGGTGCAGGGCGCTGTCGCGGAAGGGCTTGAACTTGATGGTCTCCGCCGACGTACCGCCCTTTCGACGGACTTTATTGATCGCGCGCACGCCAGTGACAGGATCGAGAATTGGGTCGATCTCGCTCTTGACGAAGCTGTCGCGATCATCGTCGGTGGGCTGCCAAAGCGCCTGCTTCCGGCGGCGGTGCGCGATGTTGTACGCGATGTTGGCCACCAGCATCTTCGTGTAGCCGACGCGCTTGGCTTTCATCACGTCAAGCTCTTCGATGCGGTCGTCGGACATGAAGTCCAGAATCCCGATCTGGAAAGCCCAGGCGAGCCATGCTCCCTTCTGGTGACTACTCTCGCCAGCGAGCTTGAAGTTCTCTCTCGCCCAGTCCCCCAGCCGTTCGGGCGGCTCAGCCCGGAGGCTTTCCAGGCCTTCGCGAACCGCGGCCTTGATAGCCGCGGCAGTTTCCGGACGCAGTAGCGGTGGATTCGCCGTCACTTGTTGGCGCCCAGTTCAACGTCGGTGATGTCGTCGTCGGACCGAGCGCTTTCCTCCTCGAGCATGGCGTCAATAGCTTCCGACACCAGGCTTTCCGTCGAGCGGATCCACTCGTTGCGCGCGTTGGCAATAACCTTGAGTACCGCGATCTTCGCTTCGTCGGGAAGGTCAGGCACGGCCTTGCGCAGCACGCCTTCCAGCTGATCGAAGCGGTCCACCACCGCGCTGGATGCCATGCCGAGGACGTCGGATAGCACGCCGACCGGCGCGTACTCCTTCCGTGCAATGGCATTCTTGATCGCTTGCCCTTCACGCTGCTCGCGCGCGAGCGCCGCCCGCTCCTGGACGAGATCGAGGCCCCCGACTTCGGCGCCTAGCCGGCCCGCGGCCTGGTCGCGCAGACGCTCGCAGTAGGCCGCCAGCCAAGAAAGCGCTGTCTCGCCACGCGTCAGGATGCCCTCGCTCAGCAGCTGGCTTACGCGCGCCTCACTGACGCCCACGATCTGCGCAAATTCCGACTGGGAGACCTGCTGCGCAAGGGATTGAATCACCTTCACTTAACCCCCTTAGGAGAGTTAGTG